TTCCTGATCATCCATATAATCTTCCAGTGGTGTGCTCTCATATGAGCTGTTCTGGTAGAGGTCGTTCATGGACTTATTAGCAAGCGCGACCAGCCTTACCGCCTCATAAACAGCTTCGGTGGCTGCATTTCTGATGCTGTTTGCTGCTTCAACTGCTGCCTTATCATCCAGTGGGAGAATCAGGGCGTATTTCTTGAAGCTGTCGTTTACATCTTTCATGTCCTTCTGGACTCTTGCGTACTGTTCTGCGAGAATTCCGTACGCCTCATGTCTGTTCTCGATTGTCTTTGGACGTTCATGCTGCACCTGTTTGCAGGCGAAGTCGATCGCAAGGTTCACATTCTCCTGAAGGTCTCTGTCGCTCTCCAGTCTTACATCAAATTCCATCTGTTCATATTCTGCCATCTTAGTTTCCTCCCTTTGCTTTCTTAGTGGCTTTGTTTGTTTCTTTTCTTCTGCCGATCTCATATGTATCGTATACATTCAGTACTTCTGCCAGGTCTTCCGGAAGTGAGCCGGTTTCCTCAACCAGATTTTTTACCGTAGACTGCAGTGTCCTAGGATTTACTGTTTCCTGGATAATATCTCCCAGTCCCTGTTCTCTCAGGACGGTCAAGAAGTCCAGGTCGGCTGCCATCAGTGCTTCCTCTGATTTCTTGGAGTAGATTGTCTTATCCTGCAGAAAGAATTTGTATCCTCCGACGCTGATGCTTGGCACATCATCATCGATCATCTGCTGTGCGATTTCCTTTTTCTTTTCATCAATGGCTTCATTATTTCTTTTGGTGGCTTCCTTTAAGCCGTCCTTTTCATCCAGAAGCTCATTGTATTCTCTGACCATTTCTAATAATCCCATTTTTTTATTCTTCCTCCTGTTTGTTGTAATCCTGCATTGTAGGGCGGTTTCCGTCCAGGTCATTCCATCTGTATTGCTCTCCTCGCATGCTCTCCCACTCTGATCGGTAGCAATCCCGGCAGGTGCATTTCCCATTGAGCCATCTCATCTGTCCCCAGTATTCTGGTCTGTGACAGCTCTTGCAGATTACGATTCTATCTTTTTCTTCTACGTGCATCTGAATTCCTCCTCCGCATTGGCAGGCCGTGCATCTTTCGCCAGTTGTTCGTGTTTTCTCTTTCTATCTTTGCCAAAGAATATATTGGCTCTGCCATAGCACGAATGGCTTCCTGAACAGCATTTACTGCTTCTTCTGCTTTCACCCCGGCACCTGCAAATGCAACACCGGCATTCCTGATCGACTCTCTTTCACGTTCCATTTCTTTCTCATACTGTTCTCTGATGTATTCTTCGGAACGCTCTCGTTCCCATTCTTTAAGATCCTCAGCCGTGTGATCCAGCTTCTTTACGATTCTGTCCTGGATTCCGTCCTGGATTCCGTCCTGGAGTGCATCAGAAAACTTCTTGATGATGTCACGTAATATCCCCATGTCAGCTCCTCCTTTCCCCGTATAATTTATATTTGATACTTGACTCTGATCGGCCCATCTTCTCAGCTATTTCTCTGATACTGTATCCCTGTTTTCGTAAAAGCTGCAGTCTGGACTTTTCAGATGTCTTCCAGTAATATGATGTTGGGATATCCTGGTGCTTCTTTTCCTTATACCAGGTGTATCCCATGATCAGCGTGTCATCCGGAATGTTGGCTGCATTCCAATCTTCCGGATGCTGCTTCAGATACCGGATCAGGTCTTCCTGCCTTACTACGATGTAATTTCCTTTCCGGAATATCCGAAGGCCTTTATCGGCCCATTTCTTTTTCACAGTCCTGGGCTCCACTCCGAGCATGATGCAGAGCTGGTTCATGGTAAGCAAATCTGTGCTCTTCTCAAACCCTAAAATTCCGAGCCGGTTCATCTTCAGGTTCACTGAATCGAAGCTCCGGCCGAGCCTCCTGGCAATCGTGGCCACTGTGTACGTGCCGGACATATCTTCCAGCGTCTGAATCTCATCGTTCGTCCAGCGTCTTCCTCCCATTAGAAGAAATCCCTCCAGTTATCGACTACTGTCTTTGCCATATCCTCTTTTTTGGCCAGGCTCTTGCTGATCAGCTCATCAATCGTCTTTTCTACTTCCAGATCGATGTACGTGCAGACGTTTCTCTGGCCGATTCTGTGGATACGTGAGAGGCTCTGGCTGTATGTTGCGTAGTTGAAGTTCTTCGAGTAATACACGCAGGTATCTGCGGCTGTTAGCGTGATTCCTGTTCCTGCTGTATCAATCTGACCGATGAATACAGTCGTGTTCGGATCTTCCTGAAACTGCTTGACGATGTCGCCTCGGTCTTCCTTTTTGATGTCTCCGTAGATGGTTACCTGCTTCATTCCCTTCGGTAGCTGCTTATCTACCATATCGATGATCGCCTTTACTTCTGCAATAAATCTTGCAAAAATAACCAGCTTCTTTCCGGCTCCGATCACATAGTCTTCGATGATATCGTTCAGCGCATCCAGCTTGGCTTTACTCACTTGCTCCGGCTTAGCCGCATCATCTTTTACCAGGAATCCTCCGGTCAACTGCTGCAGCCTCAGGAGCTTGGTCAGAACGGTGGTAGCTGTAATCTGGCCGCCGCTATCCAGCTCTGCATAGCTGTCTCGCTTGATGCGGTTATAAAGGTCCTGCTCCTTCTTACTGAAGTGCACCTTCCTGGTCTCAAAGGTCTGCTCCGGCAGGTCGATAGCCTCATTCTTCGTGATTCTGAAAGCGATTGAATGCTCTTTCTTAATCAGTCCGTCTAAGTCCTTGTATCCGATGATCTGCCGCCGGTTGAATCCTCCCATAACTGCATACCGATTTCGGAACTGGTAGAAATTCTGGCCGAAGATCGTAGGATCTAAAAATCGGTACTGACTAAAGATGTCGATCGCATTGTTCTGTACCGGTGTTCCGGAAAGAATGAGCTTGTATCTCGCCTGGTCTCCTAACTTATGCAGCGCCTTACTCTGTTCTGCATCGTGTGTCTTGATTCTCTGACTCTCATCACAGATGATCAGGTCGGCATCGTATTCCTGAAGGGCCTCGAAGATACCCTCTCTCCAGGTTGATTCGTAGTTGATCACAGCCACCTTCATTGCTTTGAATGGGAACTTCTGCAGGTCGTTAAGTTCTCTAAGTCTGTGTGTCTTGTCTCCAAGGAGCATTCTGCAGGTGTACTTGAAATCTGCGAATTCCTGAAACTCTTTCGGCCATACAGCTACGACAGAAGTTGGGGCAACGATCAGAACCCTGTCGATTTTTCCCATCTTATATGCAGCTCCTGCGATGGCCAGTGCGGTCAGTGTTTTTCCTAACCGCATCCCATTTCGAACAGCAGGCCGAAGCCCTTATTGATTCGTTGGGATGTCATATCATCATCTCCTCTCTTGGCAGCTCGTCCACTTCGATGAAGCAGTTGTTCTTTCTGGCCGCCATGTCTTTTCTTATTTGTGCGGGACTTACATCTCGAATTCCGACATAGTCATAATCCTTTGAACGCCCACGGTTATACCGTCTCATGTAATTTGGGTTCTGCAGCCTCTCGTATTTACCTCGGACCGCCATAGCGCTTCTCTTCAGCTTTTCTGCTATCTGTGAATAAGTGAAACCTTGGTCGGTCATATCCAGGAGTATGTTGACCTCTTCCTCTGTCCAGGCTTTGCTTTTCTTCCGGATCGGTTTTTCCTTGATCTGAAGATCTGCGATTCTTCGCTTCACAGCTCCTTCAGTTCGGCGCAATTCCCGCGATAAATCGGTATAGGTATATCTGTTCGCCTTCAGCATTCTTCTAAGCTTCTGGTCGTCATATTCAGTCCACGGCGTGTTGTGTGGAACCTGCTGCCATGACTGCTTTTTATCGTTTTCTCTTTTTACCTTTACCCAGTCCGGTTCGGCTCCGAAACAGTACGGCTGCATCTTAGAGAAGTTGAGCAGGCTTTTATTCTGTTCGGCCCATTTCCAGAAGTCTTCAATGTCTACGACTTTAAACTTACAGCGCCTTACCTTCTTCTCTTTTACCGGCAGCCCATTGTCAATCAGCCGGCGCATTGCGTATCCGACACCTACATCGCCATAAAGCTCTGTCATTAACTGGTTGTACGTGATGTACAATCCTGCATCCAGGAAGGCTCCGCATCCGAGGCGCTGTGCTCTTACGATGACTGCGTTCTCTGATCTGCCTAGAGTCTTGCAGATCGTCTTGATGCTTTTCGTTCCCCAGTTATCCTGAAGGTATGCTTCGTCTTCCTTGGACCATTTCTTTTTTTTATTTCGTGCCGGTACGAGCATTCTTCCTGTCTTCTTTTCGGCCACGAATCTCAGCCTCCTTCTTTCTCTTCTTCATGAGCAGCTGCCAGTCGATCTTCTTTCCGCAATGTTTACAGAATCCGTGATACTCATGAATCCTGCGCTTGCATGACGGGCATCTATGAAAACGGTTCTTCTGATCCCATTCCGGCTCAGTAGCCACCAGGAAGTGCTTCTTCAGATCTACGTCCTGGTGCTGAATCTCGTATACTTTTCTCTCGATACTGTCTACGATCGGCACGAGCATGTATCCGTCATTGTCTCCTATCTCTCTGTCGCATTCTTCACATATCTTGCGTTCCCTGCCGATCGCAGACAACAGAATGCGGTGTTCCTGATCTGTGAATATACTATTCATCTTCTCTTTCTGCCTCCTCCAATTCTTCGATCTTTTCTGTTAAGTCCATAGGCTTGTGGTCCTTCAGTGGGTACTGTTGGTACTCGCATTTAGTTACGCTGATGCTATTTGCATACTGCAGGTAATATTTATAGGCCAACCGGAGCGGGATGTCTTTATGTCTTCCTCTGAGTGTGCATTTACTATGATCGTCATACTCAATTCTTATGATCCACATCTTCGTAGTCCTCCTTCTCTGGCGGTATCAGTCCGAAGGTAAGCAGCGCCATGTTGGCTGCTCTGACCTGATGCTGGTACAGCGATTTTGTGACCGGATAGTCCACTAATGGTTTCGGATCCTTGCGGACACGCTCCTGGTCGACTGCCTCCTGGACCTTGTTCATGTTCTTTCTGACTGCCTCGATTGCCGGTGGGAGCCTGACCAATCCTGCCAGCTTATTCAGAAGCTCCATGCTGACCGGTCCTTCATACATCTGGTTCGATCTGGAATACTTCATTTTCCCCCATGACTTGATGATTGCCGCCTGGGTGACGTCTGCTTCGATAATCCGGATCATTCCGTCTTTCATTGCCATTTTCATACCTGATATTTCAACCTCCCAATTCCAACGGTTGCCATGACCAGCCTTGCCTGATCCTCTGTTAATCCTATGATGTCATCTTGTACGTGTTCATTTTTTCCTATTGCCGCTACGAAGAAATCACCGCATATAATGTCCCTTCCACCCGCTATAAAACGGTGTGGCTTGAAATTTTGCAGTTTTCCTTCTTCATTCATCACAAAAACCATCGGCTCGTATTCGTATGGGTAGGTTTCAATGTACCCACCTACAAGGCTCTGCATGCTCTCCAGTGTTCCGTCAATCTCCAAGATCTTCGGTGCTTGTCCGATTTTGCAATAAATAACTTTCATCCTTCTCCTCCTGTTCTATGTACGCTGCTCTTTCCTTCAGGTACTCATCGTACTGATCTTCCGGATAGTAGTAGTCTCCTCCGATCGCCTTGATCATTCTTGGTTCTGGTTTCGGTGGCTCATAGGTGTCTGAGTCTAAGGCATAAAGGAAGGCCAGCCCCAGTGCGATCCCTATTCCCGTAAGTACCAGGAACTCCTTCACTGCCTTCTTGGCTGCCTCCACTCTCTGTCTATGCTGTTTTCTTTTCGGTATGGCTGCTCTGATCTCCATCATCTTTTGTTCGTGCATCATCGCTTCTTCCCATTTGCTTAAGACACGCCTCTGTGAATCTCTTTTCATAGCCATCTGTGAAAGTCACCTCCATCTTTATTTCCTTCATAGATCTTCCTCCCTTATATTCTTCTTACTGTCTACCGGGTAGTGCATTTATGCTCTCTAGGCTTTTTGGGCCCGGCAGTCTATGACAGGTTCTCCATTGTGAAAGAAGAACCTGTCGCCTCATGCTCCCTGAGTATTTTTAGGGGTAGCCGTATAGCCCATTGCCTGCAGTGCCGGTTTTTCATACCGACCGTCCGGGATTACTACGCACCTACCAGTCCATGCTCCGAACGTTCTCTCTACCTGGTATTCTCATCTGCCTCCAAGCCGGGATTTTTTTACTAGGGTTTGCGCTTTCCACCCCTATGACGACGATTCTCCGCAGGCTCCGGTCGCCTCGCCAGGTGGACTTATCTGCGTCGGCTCCACCAGACCTGGGTTTTTAATGAGGTCCCGCATCCCTCGTATGCTCTCTATTTAGTTGTTAGGCCATTACTGCCTTTGTATCATCAATGGCTTTCTGCGCTTCCATGCCGGCCATAAAAGAATTAGTCATCATAACGACGAGGGTTCTTTTGTCTTCCGGAATACTGGCGAGTGTCTTTGCCACTTTTTCGGCGTCGCTGAGCTGTTCTGCTGTGTATCTTCTTTCCTTTGTCATACCGTTTCCTCCTTTCGTTTGGTGCGTTGTTTTGTTGATTCTGAAATAATTATATATTGCACAGTCCATTCTGTCAATGTATTTTTTGTTGATTTTGAAATATTTTATTGACTGGGCGATATTTCTATTGTATAATCTGGTTGTGGAGGTGATAAAGAGTGAATGAGCGAATTAAACAGATAAGAAGGGAACTAGGCCTTACTCAGACGGAATTTGCAGAACGCATCGGACTGAAACAAAATTCAATCGCTCTTATTGAGAGTGGAAAAAGAAATATTTCCGATCAGGCTGTTCTTTCTATATGTCGTGAATATGGAGTCAATGAAGAATGGCTTCGTACTGGTGATGGAGATAAATTCATACCTGAATCCAACGATGAGCTGGAAGCCCTGGCGAAAAATATAATCTGTCTAATGCAGATCAGGTTCTTATAGAAAAATACGTGAACCTGAAATCAGGCTCACGTGAGACAATCATCAACTTTATGATTGATGTGGTTGCTGCCCTTGATGGCGCAGCTGATCAGAACGACAAGGCATTCCCTGTTGGAGATATCTACGCAGGGATTCCTGACACACCAGAGGAGCTGGAGCGAAAGTTCCCGCCGCTGGAAAATCGGGAAGAAAAAGAAGGCGGGCTTGGGTAATATGT